CAAGCGTAATAAATCGGATCAGGTAATTAGCCGAGGAGACTCGACGGAGGCTGGAAGGCGTTCACCTGGTCCGGGCCACAAGCGCCAAGCTTCAAGCAGCAAGCCTCAAGCTTCAAGCTCCAAGCGACTCAAATAACAGGCCACAAGCTTCAAGCTCCAAGCACAAAGGTTCAAGCTTCAAGCCCCAAGCTTCAAGCGCCAAGATTCCTGACCCTGGAAAAAGTTTCACGGACCTTTGACCGAGGTGCTCTACCAAGATAAAACTGTTCTTCGGATGCTTAACATGAAACGCAATTTGATGCGGACTGAAACGAACTTTGTTACTCTTCGTAACTTTTAACTCGACAGTGAAAAAGGTGCCAGAATCATTATAGCCCAATAGATCAGGAGTGCCGGATAAGCTAAGATTTTCAAGTCTAATCCACGATATTTTAGGTATAGATTTTTTAATTTTTTCATATAATTTTCGCTCGGGTTTCAAGGTAACTAGGGCTTTCTATTCCGGGTTGGTAGGAGCGATAATTACTTTGCTGTCAGCAGGTTTTAATACTACACGAACAGACTGTTGTCCAATAATATTTGACTCTTGCACTTCAATTCTTCGAATCTCTTCAAGGTGTCCACCTATCTGCATGTAGATGGTAGCGTTAGATACAGCGTTTCCTTTTCTACCATTAGTAAACTGATCAAGATACTCTTGTAGATGCTTTACGAACATTTTCTAATTCCTCTCTTAATTGTCCATTTAACTTTCTGTGACTTTCATTGATAGCTTCTAACTCTTTAATTCTATCTTTTAATCTTTGAATTATCTCTTCCAAATCGTTATCTCCTTTCTTTTCCATAGTTGACAATATAGGATAGTTACCTTAAATTGTCAACTATGGGTTTACCAAAAAGACTTACAGAAATGCAAATGAGATTCGCTGAATACTATGTATACGGTGATGAAAACGGACCAGTGACTAAGACAGAAGCTGCGCTGAAAGCAGGGTACAGTCCAAAGAGAGCTAGACAGGAAGGATCAGAACTTACAAACCCAAAACTATCTCCACTTGTAGTTAAATACATGGGAGAACTGAGAGAAGAAAGAATTAAAAAACATGAAGTGACCTACGAGGGGCACATCGCAGAACTTGCAAGACTTAGAGAAGCCGCTTTGAAAAAAGGATCATTCTCTTCAGCAGTGAATGCGGAAGCAAACAGAGGAAAAGCAGCAGGACTATACATAGATAGGAAGATAATAAAAACAGGAAAGTTAGAGGACCTATCAGAACAAGAACTAGAAGCAAAGATGAAACAGATATTAGACGATTACGGACAGTTAATAAACGTAACTCCGACATCTACAACTTCTGAATCTTCTTTACCCAAGCCCGAGGAATCATCGTCCGATCCCCAAAAGTAAATCCATCTTCATCCTTATCGTAAGACGCAAACAACTTAATAGATTTTTTATCTTTAGAATATAACCAACCTTCATTAACTGGTTCTGCTAATTTCATCTTATCAAATTCCTTTTCGGTAGCCCAGCCCGAGTCGCTGATACAATCGATCCACTCCACTCGAACTCTCGGATAAGGTATATCGGGAGCACTATTAGCTGCAATTCTTTTTCGTCTTTTCCTGGGCATAGATTGTTTTACTATATAAGGGTTTTAAAATAAATAAGTATATATCTACTTATAGTAAATATGACGAGGAACGTGGAACTTTTCTTCTTTTCTGATTATTATCCTTATATACCAATGCCTATTTAGTTCCATGAAAGTTCCAGAAGTTCCATGAGATTCACTACTTTTAGACTAGTCTGCCTCCATTGTGCCATAAAGCTGCCTTAATGTTGCCATTTTATCCTCAGCATCTGTAATAATTTGTAACAGTTTGTCAATCTCTCCTGTTATATCTATGTGCTCAGGTATAATTATTGTACGTTCTACAAAGGTATCTATCTTAAATTTAGCGTCAGCCACCTCTGCCTCGTACTTTCTCATCAACGTTTGATACATCTTATCTCTCATTAAAATCCTCCTTTGTTATTTTAACATTAGCCTTTTCTTTTTCATCAAACATTAGGTCATGATACATGTCTAACCTTTTTAAAAATCTATGTTTTGCTTGCCTTAATTCTGCCCCATTTACTATAAACTCTTGGTAATATAAGTCAGGAGTGCATACCATTATAATACCCTGTTCAATATTAGAACCGTGCACATAGTCATGCGCCATACAGTACGCAGCAATTTGTAAGAAATAGTCATCTATCCATTCTTGCTTTTTTGGTCTATTTGATTGTTTAAAATCTACAATAGTATCTTTGCCATTGTGAGTGCAAACCAAGTCAGTAGACCCAGCATAAAGCCCAGGATAGTATAACGTAACTTCACTACCATAATACTCTTCCACTGGCGTAAGACCCACATCAATAATTTTTTCGGCCATGGCTTTCGCCTCCTGTCCGATCCCTGTAAGATCATCGTACCCAGTGCCGAGTATATGGTGTTCCAAGAATTTATGCATGGCTGTCCCCCGATTACTAGATAAGTTTTTGATTCTGTCTGCTTCTGCTTCTCCAACTTTGGCCTTCCAGTCTTTTATAAATTGTTGGTTTTTGGTCTTGCCTAATATAGTAGTTACAGATGGAAGTCTAGCACCAAGTATATCATAGGTCCGTGATCCGTGTTCCTCGACTCTTGTGCCACTAACATAGTCGTACTTATCATTATATTTAATCGCTTTACCTATATTATGGTACTCTCTTATGTCTTCATCACTCATCATTTTTGAGTCTTCTTCCATTTATTATAACCTTTTAACCAATTAGGATTTCCGTCATCATTATCTTTACGACCATGAACAAACTCCTCAGCATTATCGTCCGTTACTTTTCCAAATATTTTATCAAAGTTTTTACGATACAAATCGTTCGAAACCCTTGATTTTCCATCCCATTTTCTACCTTTATCTTTACTCATTTTAACCTCCCTATTATGTAGTATATTATTAACAAAGCTATCAACACACAGAATAAGTTATAAAAAAACATACCTACACCAAAAGCAAACGTCATAGCTTCTCCTTTAGTTCGTCAAGATATTCTTCTTCCTCGGTCTTTTCTTTTTTCAACATACCTTTTCGAACTTGTGATAATGGTGCTGAGTCATGAACATTACCGCTAACTGATACTCTTACACAGTCAGATTGATATGGACTAACCCAATGTTTTAACCATGCAGGAAATATAAACATATCTCCTTCTTCAGGAAAGAATGAAGCATAAGTCACTGCATCTCTTGGCCCTTCACCGTATATAAATTGTATACCACCAGGTCCACAGCTCTTGCCTTTATACTCTTTGTTTTCTTTTTTTAGTTTATCAGGTATCGATAAATATATTACAAACGATAGTTTACCATCATGATCATGCGGTGGGTTAAACTCATACTGTCTTTGAAAGTTACACCACAAAGCACTTAACGCATACTCTGGTTTATGTTCGTACTCTTTGTTTTGAAAACGTTGAAAGCATTGATCATATACACCTAAATACGGTGATAGATAAGGTATAATTATATCTCTTTGTTTTTCATTATAACCACGTTCTTTTGCAATCTGTCCTGCTAGTCTGTGCCTAAAATCCTCTTCACTTTTTTTAGCTTCATCTAACAACACTTTTTTAAAATCATCTAATATTTTTAATTTAATAACACACGGTCCCCAATTTAACGTGTTGACCGATATTTTTACTTTGTCATCTTTCATTCTAAACTCATTGCCTCCTTATATTTTTTTAAATCTACGACTTTACCGTTTACCACATGGTCCGGTTCGTAATGATCTATTATCTTTTCTATACCATGTAATTTTGTTTGTGCATACGGCCAAAGAAGTCTTGCAACTTGATATGCATCTCTAAAACTACAACGCCATACATATTGTGTTAAATACTTTGTACCATTTTTACGTAAACCTTTTCTTGGTTTAACTCTTACAGACCCAACTCCTAATACATCATGCACCCAATTAATTACACTTTCGTCAGTCATGGCTACTTCCATAGATATACGATTAGTGTATGTAGTTCTGTATCCTTTACCTTTTGGATTCTTACGACTCTTGTGATTCTTTTTCTTTTCTGTATATTTTTTTACTTGTACACAGCCCTCACCATCAAACAATCCAGCGATATAAGCTACGTCAGTTTCACTAATCATTATAACCCTCGTGCTTTCCGTGCACGTACCGGCACAAGGGCAAAGGCTCGAATACTGCAAGTTGCCGTAAAGGTCTCACATATGTAACCTCCAGAGGTGTTTAGCGCGAAGCATTTTTTGTCACCTGGAGCTCGTCCTTTTCTATACTGTAAAATTTTATTTAGCATCATGTTTTATAATCCATCTTAATGTTGACGTAGTAGGATCAAAACTATCAAAGTCTATTCTAGTGCAGTTTGTTAGAAGGACCATCATCGATAAGATTATCAGTAACTGTCTCATAAAACTCCCCCTCTGAATCACAATCCCAGCATTGATGCACTTCGCTTTTATCTCTGAAGTCCACCGCAGGATCGCCATCAATTTTTCCAACTCTGATATAACCGTTCCCTTTACAAGTAGAACAGATCATTTTTCTAACTCTACTTACTTTTAGCTTTGCCATTTAACTTCTTCGCTTTCTCGTTTGCTATTGATTCTATTGTTTTAGATATAGACAATTTAGCGTCGGGCAATAATATCTTCGACAACTTCTCTAAAATAGCATATGTTTCTTTTGTTAGTGAAACATTTTTGTATTTACTCATGTCAGTCATTTGTTTCCTTTCATAATTTAAGGACCTAATATAGGTGATATTATAGGATTGTCAATGAAATTTTTATTAAGTTTAATTATTTGTTCACAAGTTGCAAATACTTGTATGCCGCCTCACCAATGGCCAGAACAATTTAATAGCACCTATGATTGTATGATGTTTGGTTATGAAGAATCTATAAATAAAATGCAAGAGATTGGCAGGACAGAAGTTAACAAACACGGCATTTATGTTAGATTTGTTTGTACACCAGTTAACATTATTTGACATTGTGGCAAGATTATGTTATGGCGAGATATCTTCTCACCATTTACCTACTTCGTTTCTTTCCCTTTATTAGTTAGCGGGGTAGGTGTTTCATTATTCCACATTAATAGTAATAAGATTATTGGTAAATATAAAAGCAGTATCGCACTACTCGCAAATAAAACCTTGAATAGTACCTCTACCATCATTTAAAACCCAACCTTTTGTATCAACATATTTTGATATTGTTTCTCTGTGGTCGTCTGCAAACATCAGACATTCGTGTACGTCCATTGGACGACTGAAGTCGAGTCGCTCTTTTACCAAGGTTCCATCGAACAGTAATATTAGTATCACCAGTGTTTTTGCCATACCACTCCTTAATTAAACTATACCAAAGATCTTTGTAATATGGATCGTTGGTTTTATTCCAAAGAATCGCAGCTTCGTCAATCTGTTTTTGACTTATCATTTACACTTGTACCCCAAGTTAAAGTAGACTTTAAACCAGGTGCACTTAATTGCAAGTCGACACCATATGATCTCCATGCTTGTTTTACAAGGTTTAATTCAAGCAAAAGATTAGAGTATTGTTTTGCGCTACCGCTCTTTACTTTTATTGTTATAACTTTCTCTTTCATACCTACAATATAGGATACTTAGGGACGTTTGTCAACGGCCTTGACCGCGATATTTTTTTGTCATTCTTTTTGTATGTTTATTAAGACTTTTCTTGTGTCTTCCAGGTCTCTTTCTTTTTGTTCTCAATCTGTACGTGTTAACGCCAAATAAAGGTTTCTTTTTACTCACCTACCCAATCCTTAACATATAATTTGTAATCTTTATTTGATGGTAAAATAGGTAAATAACTTATCTTACCGTTTATGTGTTGTTGTAAATCTGTGCCACAAGTTACACATCTATAATAATCTGTAGCTACACTCACTAACATAGTAACTTCACTACAAGATGGACATTGTCCGTTTACAATCTCTGCATTAAATCTTACTGAGTTTTTTTCTGTCATATTTTTTCTTATTCTTTATAACTTTTTTCTTGAAGTGCCGCAACTGTCTTGCTACAGGATTTCTTTTTTTATTAGGCTTTTTCATTTAAGATGAATTTTTTTAATACTCTTTTCACCCATGTATATTTCTGTTTCTGCCTCAGTACGTATACATTTGTAAGACACGTTAGGATTGAACTCCCTCTCCGCTACACGTCGGGCGCGAAGGCACGCAGCCATGTTTTCCTGGATACGGTGCTCCTTGATCTCTCCGTTCCAAAACATAAGTAAGGCTACCACAGTCTCTATCATTTTTTTTCCTCGTAGTTATCCAGCGTAATAATATCTGGATTTTCTTTCATATACTTTTCTTTTAGTTCTGTCCAATAACTTATCTTTGGGTCAAAATCCCTGGTATTAAAAGATTCTGTAGACATAACACCTAATTGTATACACATATTAATTAATTCAGCAAATGCAGGTGGGGGTGGGTTAATTCTTGGCACTCTTCTACATTCTTTTACTAATTCTAATTGTCTTTTTATTTTTAACTGATCTTCTTGTTCTTTTCTAAACTCCTCACTACACGCACTACCAATAGATTTTCTCCATCTAAAACCTAACACTTGAGTTTGACTTTCATCATTTGTACCTGTTTTATATTCATGCTGTCTAACTTCAGAGTATGTCTCCCAGCTACCTTCATCACAATTGTTTGGATAAGTATTTAAATATTCGTTCTTTGCATGCGCTGCTGTGCAAAACAAGATACTAACGAGAAAGATCTTTAATATCGTATTCATGTTCTCTTACCTGGTCTGCTAGTTGTCTATATAAGTTTTCAGCCATTTCCCACGTTGCCTCTGCTGCAGATAGTCTTGTAGCAACGTCAGTAAGTTTATCTTTCGATACTTCTATATCTCTCTGTATATTAATTAATGTTTGTTTATTTGCTTCGATTGTATCTGTTAGATTTAATACATACCTAATAGATGTAAATGTTCCAGCTAGTATTGCAGCTACTACAGGTACAATTACTATGTTCTTTTTTACCCATTCAAATCTTGTTAATTTATTTTTAGTTTTGGCTGCCATTTGTATATCTCATTTCACGGTTTGCATCTTTTAGTTTTTCAATATCTTCTAAAGCTTTATCCATTTGTCCTCGTAAAAATTCTAT